TGATAAACTCCCTTGATCATTTTATTTAATTGTGCGCTGCGAAAACCCGAACTAATTTTTATCGGAGTGTTTAAGTGAATTCTCAAAGGTTCGAATACGTTTTCACACAAAAGTTTTGCGGACGCAATTTGCGACTCGTTCATCTGGTTGTTTATTCCGTGCGTTGTTGCTGTCGGTGAACTTTGAAATTCTGCAAGTGTAACGTGTGCGCTTAAATTCATTTTAATTTGTTTAGGTTGTCTTTAACTTCTTTCGCTCGCGCAAATAATAATTTTGCCGACTGCCATAGGTCTATTGATTTAACTGCTTTGTAATTTTCGTTTATGCTCATTATTTCGATGCTTGCCAAAATCAAGGCTAGCACTTTTGTTAGCATTAATGGAACTGAAAAAAACGTTAAAATTATGTCGTTTAAAATAAAATAGTCTATTAAATAAAAAAGTATAACGGTCAGTTCGTAAAGTAATAATTTAGAAATTATTGCAGAAAGTTTGCGGGATGTGATTTGTTGCTTCTGGTGTTTTGCTTTCCATATTCCTGTCGCGGTGTCTGCTAAAATTAAAACTAATAAAAGCCCAAGTATTCCGCTAATTGGTAAAAAAAAAGAAAAGCAAATCGTTATTAGTTTCAAGAGTGAATTGTTTGCTGTGTAAATTAATAAATAAAATTGTGTTCTCATAAGTTTAAATCTTCTAGTGCTTCCGTCAAACTGAAAGTTAAATAAAAAAATAAAGTAACCCCTGCCAAATTAATGTATAATTCTGTGCCTTGACAAATCAAAGAAAACGAAGTTAAAAACCCTGCGATAAAATATAAACCTGCTAAATAATTACTTTTCATTTTATATTTAATTAACGTAACAACTATTTATTCCAAATGCTGAACTTGAACCTTCCGAGTTTGTTCCTATTACTTCTACGGTAATATATTTTCCCGAGTCGTGATTTGCTGTTAAGTAAGTATTTGCTGTATGTGGTGTTTGGTGAACTCCGTTCCCATACCATTTATATGTTAAAGTTGGTGAAGGGTTTCCGTTCCAAAGATTTGAAAGAATACTAATCGTGCCTCCAACATTTATATTTTCGGTTGATAACTCGGGCTCAGAATAATTAAAAGGTGGTGATAAAAAGTTTGTTGTAATAACATTACTATTACCTTGTCCCGTGCCTACTGCATTAGTTCCAAAGACTTTACAATTTATTTCCATATCTGCGTCTGCAATAAGTAAAGTATAAGTGTTATTTGTTGCCCCTACTATATTATCTCCTAATGAAACATTGTACCATTGATAAGTAAAACTTGTTGGTGAACCGCTCCAAGTTCCGTTTGTAGTTGTAAGTACATCTCCAACATTAACATTTGAACTATCTACAAAAGGCGCTACGGTATTAACGGGCGCTGTTCCTCCTGCGGTTACGCCTACAATATCGGTTAAACCCGCCCAAGATAAAAAGTGCGATTTCCCCCAATTAATTAAATTGTTTGCGGCTTGCCCCCATCCGATTGTGTTGTTCGCGGCTCCGTCTCCCCATCCGTTGCTATTTGCCATTTTCTATTTTTTTTAAATAAGTCTTTAACTTAACTATGTTGACTTCTTTTGGTTTGTAAGTTTTTAAATGTACCATCCTGTGTAGTTGTTGTTTGTGTCTGGGAACATATCGCTATTGCTGTTTGTGCTGTATTCTGGGAACAAACTAGTATTTAAAGTTATGTAATCAATAAATCGCTGCGTGTAGTGTTGCGCTATTTGCGTTTCTTTCTCAATTAAAAAGTCTATTTCGTTTTTGTCTGCGGTTGTGCTGTTTTCCGAATTGTGTTTATATACTCCTTTGTTGCTTATCGTGTAAGCCGCAAATGGCAAATAATATTTCATCGCTAAATGGATCAACATCGGCTTTAAATAAACGGTTGTAAGCGTCAAATAATTGCCCGACAAAGTATTTGCTACTATGTCCGCTTTTATCTTGTTTAGTAACTGCGTACCTGTGAAATTTTGCAGGTCTGTATCTTGGGCGATTTTGATATATTGTATAAAATTATCCACGTCCACATTTCCGTTTAGTGATGTGAACTTAACTATATCCTGCCGTGTTATTAATAGTGCTTCTGCCATTATCGTGTTATTACTCTTGGTTTTTGTGGGTTGCTCGGTAAAAAGCCGTAATTATCCATGTCAACTGGTCGCTTTGCTACAAGTTCTGGGTTGCTTACTATGTATCCGCTTATCGCGGCTTTTAATTGTCCTATTTGCTTTGCTTCGTTTATATTAATTCCCTTTCCTAAAGGAACAACATAAACTTGTTTATTCCAGCGGTGGTAGCAATTTCCCCCGCCTTTGTATAAAAATATATCGTAAGTTGGCGCGCCTTTCGGGCCCCATCCTTCGTTTACTGCTACGTCCTTCATTGCTACAATATCTTCCTTCCTGTATATTTTATTTGCGCTTATCATCTGGTAACAGAAAGGCCGCGTTTTTTCGTTTATTGCTCCTACAAATTTGTATCGAACAATAAATTTCATTTGTTTAATTATTTTATCTTGTGCACTTGTTACGTTTGGTCGCGCTTGCCCTGTGCTAATTAAATTAACGACTTTGCTTAGTAGACTTTGTTTGGGATCGCTGCTTAATAATTCATTTTCTTTATCGTCATTTTCGTAGTCGACTTCTTTTTCGTCTATTAAAATCCATTCTTTATCTGGTTCCTCGCCTAGATCAATTAATGCGTTTGTTTGTGCGCTCAGTTCTGTTCCTGTTTCTTCGGCTACCTGTTCTTCGTTCTGGGTGTTTTCTAGGTCTGTAAATTCTAGCGGTTGTAGCGTTCTAAAGAATAATTTTAAAGCAACGCCGTTAAATGCTAGGATGCTATCGAATGCGTCTAGTAGTTCTTCTTGGAATGGTCGAATAACCATATTGTCAAAAAGCACGGATGAATTTTTTAATTCGTCTGCGTTTGAACTGAACCCGTTTGTTGAAGCAACCCCAAATAAAAGCGGGCTTGTTATGTTGTGGCCTAACATTATTTTTTTTAAGCATTCATCGCTTAGGTATTCATAATGGCTTGGCGCGTCATTTAAAGGTATGTCTTCGACCGTTGTTTTTGATTCTGCGTTGTTGTTAAAAGCCACTATTACTTTTTGCCCCCTGCTCCCTGTTAGTTTGCTTAAAACTTTATTTGAAATAATATTTTGCTGTTCGTCTGTCGGTATTCCGTTGTTGAAATTTACAACTTTTGTACCACTAAATCCGTTCTGTACTTCGTTAATTAAATAGTCGGCTATTTCTTCCTCAAGCAACGTATATGGCACTGCTCCTTGATAGTCTGGATAGGCATAATATTTCATTCCAACTGAGTAAGGCTTGCTAAATAAAATCTCTATTTTTTCTTTGCTGTATCCGAAAGCGTTAAATCTAATCGGTGCGAATTTTTTGGGATCGTCCCAATTATCCGAATAGTAATAACCTGTTATTTGTCCGTCTTTGTCGCATTTTTCTGCTCGTAATAAATTAACAGGTATGTGGTAGGCTTTTAGTATTTTGTCGTGCTTGTCGTTGTAGTGAACTTGAACCGCAAATTGCCCGAACATTTTTCTATCCAGCACCATTTTTCGTACGTCTTCCTTGTGGAACAAAGACATCATTTGTGCGTACTCGTTTGGCTTTTTATTCGCGTCTAGGGCACTAAGACCTTTGCCGTATATTAATCGCGCTACGTTGTTTATAATAGCGTTGTTCGTTGTTGAGTTGCTGTATCTCTCAATTAAAAATTGGAAGTATTGGTCGCCGTCTTCGGTTAAAAAGTCCACCCAATTTTCGCGGTTAGTTTCCGAAATAACGGGGGATGTATATGCCGATAAATTTAAAACGTGTAGGTTATTCATAAACTATAAATTCATTTGTTGTGGAATTAGAAACGTATTGATTGTTGTTAACTGAAAACGTCACTAATGGTTGCGCGGTGCAAAATATGCGGTCTTTAAAAATTATATTATTTCCAAACTTTAAAACTAAAGTATAGGTGTGTCCTTCTATCAATGCGTAACTTGCTGTTATTGTATAAATGTAGTTTCCTGTGGTTATGGATGTGATCGTTATTGTAGTAGTAACATTTGTTTGTTCGTCTGTTATTTGCATAACATTAAACGTGTTGTCGCGTGGTATGCAACTGAACGTTTGCGGTGTTGTTGAAGGTGTTAATACTATCATATTTATATAATTAAATTTTTGTCTTTTTGTTCAATTTTCAAAACAAAAAAAAAGCCGAACTTTCGAACGGCTTTAAAAATAATTTTTTAAATCTTAAACAGAAATGATGCTTGCTCCAACTCCAACTTTCGCTAGAATTTGTGTATTTCCGTATGGAGCAGCAATATCTACGTGATTGGCTGGTATAATTTCTTCGCCCTTCATCGAAATTGTATAACCCACTAGGTCGCCCATCGCTGTGCCATTTGATATTAACGTTGTAACTACGTCTAGTCCATTTTCTAAACCTGCAAGCAAAAATTTGTTGCTAAAAGTTTGTATAAGTACTGTTGGTCGTCCCCACGCTAATAGTTTCATTTGCTTTGTTTGTGAAGCAGTTAAACCCTTTGTTGTAAAAGTTAAATTTTGCTCTACAAATGTAGTACCGTTTTCTCTTGAACTTGTTATTGTTTGTTCAAAAGTATTCGCTCCCTTTAATTCATATTTGTAAAATGGAGTAGTTGCAGGTGTTAATGTTACAAGATTTAATTGGTCTGATGTGTCAGTTCCTGCCGTTCCATAGTTTGCAGTTGGTTGAGTTCCAACAACCCCGTAATTAAAGAAATAAATCGCTTTGATTCCCCCTACGTTGTTCTGGCAGTCATCTGCGTATCCGTGTGTTATTAATTCACAAGCCATTGTGTGTGTTTTTTTATATTATGAATAAAATAAAGCGGAACTTTTACGCTCCGCTTTTTATTTAATGTTATGCTCCGTAAGTTACCGCGTCAGATGCAAATCCGATTTCAACTCCTGCGTTGTATCTTAAAATAACTCTTACATTTGCGCTGCCGTCAAGATCGGCCATGTCTAAAACTTTCACTTCATTTTGCGAATTTAAAAGTCCGCAGCCGAAATACAAGTTATCTACTGTTGTTGCAATTGCATTGTCTGCTCCTAGTCCGTTAGCCATGAAGATTGGAATACCATCGAAAGATAAACTTCCGTTTGTGAACCATTGCGTTCCCTGTGCGTTTGTTCCTGCTGCTCCTAATCCACTTGCTCCAAAACCGCCAAGTGCACGAACGTACAATTTAGCAATTTTTTGAGATACATAAATTCTTAATCCTTCGTTTCCGTAAAGTGACGCAGGGATTAAATCTACAATTCTTCCAAGTTCTCCGATTACTGTTCCTGCGTTTAAAGCCGCGCCTACTAATGGTGTTGTTACTGCTGGTGCACCTGCTCCGATTAACTTTGCTTTTAAACCTAAATATGAACCTGTTGTTGCTGTTCCGCTCCAGATTGCTGTTTCTGTAGCCGCTGCTACTTTTTCTGCAACGTGTGCAATTAAGAAATCAGCAAAAGTTTTAGGCAAAGTTTTAAACCCGCTGTATCCAAGTTCTGCCGATTGCCAATTTGCAAAAAGATCATTTTTACAAAGTTCAATATTTACTTGTAATTCTTTTGTTTCTAATACGCTTTCAGTAAGTGTTACTGTTCCTGTAGGTGTGAATGCGCACGAAGCATCGGTTACTATGGTTCCTGTTGCTACTTTTTGTATTACTTGCTTAAATGCTACATTCGGAAGTATTGTAACTCCACCCTGCTCTAATGTTGGTGCACTTAGAAGTGCTGCTGCGATGTACTTGCCTGCGAATTCGCCTGCGTACGTTTTTCCTGCTGTTACTGGATTTGGCATTTTTTATTTTTTTTTAAATTGTTTATACTTATTTTAACTTACTTATTTTATCCATGATTAAGTCCATTGTTGATCGTGGTCTTTTTGATCCATAATGTACGCTTTCAATTTCATTCGTGTTTTCTGGGTTAAAAGAAATAGGTTTAACTTCTGATAGTTCGGTTGCCTCATTTGCAACTGCGTTAACTTTTGACAAGTTTTCTAATTTCGATTTTAACTCTATGTTTTCTGCTTTTAATTTTTCTATGTCTGCAAAGAATGTTTCTTTTACAATGCTTTCAACCGTCTTTTTTGCGCTTGCTTCTACTTCTTCTTCTACTTCTGTTTCTGGTGCAACTTCTGCTTCTGGTGCAACTTCTTCTTCCGTTGGTGCATCTTTTACTTCTAAAATAATGCCTTCAACTTCTACTACTAAAATGCGGCCATCTTCCAATTCGTACTCTCCAATCGGAACAGGTATTTTTTGTTCGTCTTCAGTTATGATAAAAACTTCTTTATCAGTTTCGAATGTGTCGGCTTCAAAGATTGTGATTCCGTCAATTAATTTTATGGTTTCTAGTTTTACTTCCATACCTAGTAAACTTTTAATCTGGTTGATTACGCTTGTTTTCATTTTTCTGTTTTTGGTTATATTAATATAATTTAGGTTTTATTTATTTGTTGTATTTTCAAATTAAATTTGTCCTATTCCTTGTGCTTGGAGACTGCCATCGCAACACTTAATACTGTACTTTTTTCCGTCTTTACATAGGCATGCTCTTGTGCCACCTTTGGGGCTTGTTTGCGATTGTTGTACTGGTTTTTTAGTTTTATTGCTCATTTTGTTTTGTTTTTTTAGTGCTTCTGTAAGCCACGCCCACGCTCTAGAACGCAGATCTCTTAAAAAAGGTATTACGCCTTCACACAAAGTTTAAGTTCGTTACATCGCTTTAAAATCGCTTTAAATCGCATTCGTGGTTTTTGTGTTTTTTATACTTAACGGCCTTGTTGAGTATAAGTTTTCGCGTAATTTTTACTTGATTTTAGTTTGCTATTTTTGGTTTTTGCGTGTACTCCTGCGCGTTTAACTTTTGGTTTTTTAAGATGTATTTTGGTGTTAGTTTGCTTCGCCATTTAAAATAATTTCTTTGATTTTTTCCATTAAAATTTGCTCATCATCTTGTAGACTCATTTCGTATTTATCTGCAAAATAACCCTCAATAGAAAAACCTTTCACTTCGCCTAATTTAACTTTGTTCCATATTTGATCGTTGTTTACTTTCATTGAAATCATCCATGTTCCCTTTGGAAAGTTAAAGCCGTAATTCATAGACTTGTCATGTTCGCCTTCGGTGATCCAACTTTCAACGACTGACATTCCATCTAACTTTTGCTTATGTTCTAGAGTCGCGTTGTTCTGGTTTGAGTTCATAAAAAATAATTCACTCGCTTTTCTTATTGTGGCTTCACTAAAATAAATATAATATTCTTCGTCTTTTTCGTTCTTGCGGTAGATCTGTTTGTTTGGAATTAACGCGGCCCCCATTAAAATTCTTTTTTCGGGATCAACTTCTTTTAGTTCTACTTCGTGTTTTTTTAGTGCTAAAAAGTCGCTTTCAATCGCTGGGCTTTCAACTACTGATACTGCCGATATTCCGCTTTCCCCGTCTTTTTCGTCTATAATTAATTCTACAATTCGCATATCTATTTAATTAAGTTTTTGTTTGTTTGTTGTATTTTATCCACCTAGCGTTGCGTTGGCTAGTCTATTCCTGTCTAGTGATTGCTGTGATGTAACTTGCCCCGAAACAACATAAGCCTGTACTGGTTGTTGGCCTAAACTTGCTAACTGATTAACTCCGCTTTGACCTACTACGTTAAATTGTGGTGCGCTCATTGTTGGTGCTGTTGCCCCGCCACCGCCACCGCCACCTGTATCTGCGCTTGGTGTTCCGCCACCGTCAAACTTTGAAGCGGCTATTTTCTTAATGTTCATTAAACCTACGGCCACTGCTCCTGCGGCGGCTATTGGTGCTAATACTGGCCCGATAACAGGAACTCCAACCGCTGACTTATATGCCGCCATTGCCGAAGTATAAGTATCTATTGTTGTGGACGCAATATTTGCCGCCTTTTGTATGTTAAACGCTGTTTTTTGTGCCTTCTTATTTTTACCTGCGAACAAGGTAGCCACGTCCGCGAATGCCTGAAAACTTCCTTTAACTAATTGTAGTTGCTTATCTAATGTTTCTTTCTTTTTATCTGCAACGGCTTTATCTGCTGCTATCTGTTTGGCAGCGACTTCATCATTAATTTTAACTGTGTCCTCGCCATACTTTATCTTTAATGCTTTTAACGCTTCCTCGTTTCCTGCATATAAAAGTTGTTGTGCTTCATATTCCAGACTTAACTTATGCAGTTTAAAGTCTCCCTCGCTTAATAAAATTTCTTTTAACTTTAAATCGGCGGCGGCTTTCTTATCGTTTTCCGCTTTTGTTAGTGCGTCTCTTTTTTTAAAGTAATCAACTTCGAGTGCTTCTAATAAAAGTTTATTTCCTTTAGCAGCCGTTACTTCTTTTTGATAAGCGTCATATAGTTTTTGTTGCTCGGTGTCGGTAAGTGCCGCAATTTTATCATTAATTTGTTGGTCGTACTTATCCTCAATTTTTAATTTTTCAGCGGCCTCTTGTTTCTTTAATTCTGATATGTCTAATTTATGCTTAGCGGCTTGATCGTATAGTTCTTTGTATTTTCTTTGAACCCCTACGATTTCTTTTGCTTCCTCGCTTAGTAAACTATCGGAGTAACTTTGTTCAAGGTCTTTTATTTTTTTAAGTGTGTCTTCCCTCTCTTTTACTCTTTCCTTTTCTCTATCCGTATTTGCTTTTGCTCTTTCCTTTCCCGCTTCGTTTGCTTCTTTATTTTCGTTAACTTCTTGACGCGCTAACATTTTCTTTTGCCTGTTTAATTTAATGCCTGTCATTGCGCTTTCGGTTTCGGCTTCGTTTAGAGCAATCGTTGCTTCTCTAATTTCTTGCTTCATCTTAATTTCTGCTTGACCACCTAGTGCCTTTGCTTTTGCTTTTAAAATGTTAAGGTCTACCTGTGCTATTCTTACGCGTTCGGCGGCGGCTTTTGTTTCCTCTTTTGTTACCTGTGCTAGTGCCTTTCTTTTTTCCGCCATTGAAGCCGTTTCATCTGTTAAGATTTCCCTTGATTGAACGAGTAATTTATTAACTGCTGACTGGGCTACTGCCTGTTCTTTTTTTGCTTTATTATTTGCTTGTTGTTCTTTTTCTAACGCCCTAACAATTTGAAAAGTTTTACCGCTTGCCGCGTCTCCTAATTGTTTATAAGAAGCAGCCGCTTCTCCATTCGCGTTTTTGATCGCCTGTGCTGCTCCTTTAAAATCTAAAGTAATAAATTTGTATGCGGCCTGTACTGCGTATCCGAAAGCACGCACTAATCCCATCACTGCGTCTTTTACTTGTGTTCCCACTGCGCTTAATCCTTCCCAAACTGCGGCTATCTCTTTTCCCCCCTGTACGTTTGATTGGAAGGCTTCATATACAAGTTTTAGCGTTGCTACAATTCCTGCAATAAGTAAAACAATTGGGTTAGCGAGTAACTTTGTAAATTGTGCGCCTAAGCCCATTACTCCGCCTTCTGCCGCTTTAAGGCTAGGCACTAATCCTGTGATCGCTGTTTTAATCGCTCCAAACGTGCCCATTTTTGCACCTGTGGCTGCGCTGGCATTTCCTAGTGTTGTAACGCCTGCGGCTGCCGCTGTGGATGAAACTCCTACTGCACTAATTTCGGCTGCGGCGGTTCCTGCGTTTGTCTTTACTTCAAGTTCTATTACTCTTTTTTCAGCCATTATTTTTTAGTTTATTTTCCATTAATTTTTGTCTCAAAGCCTGTTTAAATTGTTGTCTTATGCTTGTGGTAAATTTATACTTTCCCTTTGCGATGTCGATGGTTTCGCTCTCTCCATAAAAGTTGCTTAATAAAAGCATTTGTATTATTTGGTTTATCATTGTTGTTGTATTATTATGTATGCGTCTTCTTTATCTCCATTATTGTAATCACTTGACAAAGTAAGTGTAATTATTCTGGCGGCATTTGCTGGTACGGTAATCTCTAAAATTCCCTCACTTGTAAATAATACACTTGACAAAGTAACATTACTTGCGTTTGCGCTTTTTGAAACCCTTACTTCTGTAACTCCATTGCTAAAATAAATTGCCGCTTTGTGTTTTTCTTCTTTTGCTACTTCGCTTCCAAAAGTTTTAATTGGTTTAACTTCCTCAAAGTCGCTTATCAAAGTAAAATTAACGTCACCTGTTGTTAAGTCGCTTTGCATTTCGTTTATCATATAGCGTTTATCTCTTATTACAAGTCTGTCATTTAATTGTAAAGTTGTCAATAAAGAAATTGGTAAAATTGTTTTTACTTTTACTAATCTATTTTTAACATTGTATAAATTTTCAATGTAATTTGAATAGTAAAGTTTGTATAGTGTGTTGATATTTACAACATTGTAAAAAGTTGAAATTTCCGCTCCGAAATTTAATGTTACGGGTAAATATCCACCTATTGAACTATTGGTGTTTGTGTCTTGTCCAAATGGAATATAGTCGCTTTCACTTACTGAACTTCCATTTAAATCGTACCAATATTTATTGCCTGCGGTTAATTGCGTTACTTCGTTCATGTATAATAAACAAGGTTTCGGGACATAGGGTGTGAAATCTTTATTTAAACAATATCCAACCTGTAAGCCGTTCCCAAAATTATTTTGTAGTAAGTTTTCGAATGGGCTTTCAACTTTGTAGTCTCCGCCGTCATATTCAAAACCTATTTTTGCATTTCCGTATC